CAAGTCTTGCGTGATGCACAAAGCCGTGGGACATTGTTGAGGATCGAATGACATGGCTTCCTGAGTGGCGTGTAACAGTTGGCGATGATGTTTATACGACTGTTACCTCAGTTTCCTATGCTTCTGGTCGCTTAGATATTGATCGTCAATGCACAGCAGGTTACTGCCGAGTAGAGATCATCAATACAGACAATTCGCCTTTTACCATCAATGTCACAGAGCCAATCACTTTAGAGCTTAAAAACTCTACTGGCACTTATGTGACTGTATTTGGTGGCGAGGTCTCAGACTTTAATATCGGTGTTCGTAGCCCAGAGGAAAGCGGCTACATCACCACAGGCACGATTCTAGGCATTGGCTCACTTGCTAAACTGGTTAAGGCTGTCTATAACACAGCACTTGCAGAAGGCTTAGATGGCGCACAGATCTCAGCCATTCTTGGAGCAGCTCTTAACCTAAACTGGAATGAAGTCACACCCACAGTCACATGGGATACATACCCTGCCACTACAACATGGAATGATGCCGAGTCCTATATTGGCACTATTGACTCAGGCTTCTACACGATGATCGCTCTGGCTGCTAACGCTTCTGCTAAGTCTCAGACACTTGCAGATCAGATTGCCAATAGCGCACTTGGTCAGCTTAGCGAGGGCAAAAATGGAGATGTTAATTATGACGATGCCGATCATAGATCTAACGACCTTGCAACAAATGGTTACACTTTCATTGACGGGGCATATGCAACACCTACCTCTATCACATCCACAACTCAGACTGCTCGCATCCGTAACAGCCTTATCTATCGTTACGCCACAGGATACGGCAGCACCTACACTACCTCTAGCGCGGACTCCATAGCCTCTTACGGGCTGTTTGAGCGTTCATTCGACTCTAACATCAAGAACCTTGCAGATATCACGGATATCGCCACTAGAGAGCTTAATCTGCGAAGCGTACCTAAAGCCTCACTTGGTGCAATTACTTTCCGCCTAGATAATCCAGACATGCCTAGCGCGATGCTCGATGCATTGATTGAGGTTTATTTCGGTCAGCCTATGCTAATCAGCAACTTGCCTAGTAACTTACTCGGTGGCACCTTCGATGGCTTTGTGGAGAATGTGGCACTTAGGGCAACACCTAGTTTTACTGAAATCACTCTCTATATCTCAGCAACAGAATTCTCATTATCCACGACACAATGGGATACAGTCACGCCTAGCACAATCACATGGGCAACCACAAATGCTACACTTATCTGGAACAACGCGACAGGAGCACTAAACTAATGGCTACTAGCCCGATATATAACTGGCCAGAACCGGATAACACGGATCTCGTAAAAAATGGTGCGCTTGCCATTCGCACGCTTGGCGACGCTATTGATACAACAATGGCAACAATGACTCCCAAGTCGCTTGTCGATGCTAAAGGCGATCTGATTTCAGCTAGTGCCAACGACACACCGGCACGCCTAGCGGTCGGCGCTAACGGCGAAACTCTCGTAGCAGATAGTTCCACTTCAACAGGCTTGCGTTATGGTGCAAACTTTGCAGCGGGTAAGAATAAAATCATCAATGGTGATTTTACAATTAACCAAAGAGCGTTTTCATCGACTGCTGTTGGTGGTGTTTATACCTTTGACAGATGGAAAGTTTTTTTATCTCTTAATACTGGAACTGCAACTTATTCAGCTCAAACTTTTACTGCTGGAGCAGCACCCGTTGCAGGCTATGAAGCAAGAAACTTTTTGCGTTGCGTTACTTCAGGCGTAACATCTGCTAACTCTGCCTCTTATACATTTTTGACACAATACATTGAGGATGTAAGAAGTTTTGCTAATCAAACTGTAACAGTATCATTTTGGGCAAAGGCAGCAAGTGGCACACCAAAAGTTGCTGTGGAGTTGGGGCAATTTTTTGGTTCAGGTGGTTCACCATCCGCGACTGTAAATACCTATGGCGGGCAGGCAACGCTTTCTACATCTTGGGCGCGTTATAGCGTTACTGTTGCTGTTCCTTCTATCTCAGGTAAGACAATAGGAACAGATGCAAACAGTTCAGCATTACTAACTTCATTTTGGCTTAGTGCTGGAGCAGACTTTAATTCTCGTACTGGTTCACTTGGTCAACAAGACAACACCTTTGACATTTGGGGCGTACAAGTAGAGGCGGGTTCAGTCGCTACCGCTTTCCAAACTGCAACGGGAACAATCCAAGGAGAATTAGCCGCTTGCCAGAGGTATTACTGGCGCAATACTACAACTTCAACATACGGAAATATCGGTTTAGGTTATGGTTATTCAACAACACAGAGTCGCATATTAACAATATTGCCAGTCCAAATGAGAACAACGCCGTCAAGTGTAGATTTTGCCAATTTAGCAAATTATGATGACCCAGCGGGAAGTGTTACAGCAATCACAGCAATCACATTAACAGCGACTCAATCAACACCAAACACCGCTAGTTTGCTTACAACAGTTGCATCGGGATTGACACAATACAGACCTTATATTTTAGTATCAAATAATAATGCCGCGGGTTACCTCGGTTTTAGTGCGGAGTTATAAAATGGATAAAGTAACATTTATTAAAGTTATAGATTCAATTTCAGGCGATGTTGTAGAACACGCGATTATTGACCGCGGCAACGAAGAGTTTACCTCAATGTCGAAATCAACCTATGAGGCACAACAAGCGGAACAATCCACACCGATTGTCACAGATGAAGCCAAAGTTAAGTAAGGCTGCAATACAGCTACGCGAACAGGTCGATGATTCATTCCCAGATCGTGACCGGCTATCGGATGGTTGGATTGGTGATACCCGACACGCTACTCGCAAGTCTGATCATAATCCAGATGAGCAAGGCTGGGTACGTGCCATTGATGTCGATCGTGACTTGTTCAAAGGTAGCAAGCCCGACATCATGGGCGATCTTGCAGATCAGCTTCGTACCTTATCAAAGTCAAAAGCAGACAAACGTATTAGTTACATCATTTTTGATGGACGAATATGTTCACCCATCCTTAACTGGAAGTGGCGAAAGTACACAGGGGCTAACAAACACATTAAGCACATGCATGTCTCGTTTAAGAAAGCGGCTGACAATGATGGTGCTTTTTTTCAAGTATCTATGTTAGGTGGAGAATAATGAAGAACATGAAGAACCCTGTATATCTAGCAGCTGGAGCATTTTTAGCAGCATGGGCATCAAGCAACTTTGAGGCAGATTACCGCGCAATTTTATGGGCTGTGCTATCAGGTGTATTCGGATATGCGAGCCCTAAAAAGTGACACAGACAGATTTCTTTCAGCTCTACATAGCGACCATCGTGGCACTCGGTGGTCTCTCAGGCTTTGTCATTACTCATTTACTGACAGAGATTAAGCGACTGCATGCGCGTGTCGATGAGATCTATAACATCCTTCTAGAGCGATAATTTTCTAATGGCAAGAAAAGCAACTAAGGCACTTGAGGAACAAGGCTACTCAAAGCTAGATGCTTACTGCATCGGGCTTTATGAATACTTCTGTTCTCTTAAGCGTGCAGGTTTCGCAGAGGATGTAGCGATGTTCATGATCACAGAGCCTCAAGCCTATCCACATTGGATCTTGCCTGATCCTGTCGAGCCAGAGAAGTTTGGCAACTATGAAGATGAGGATGACGATTAAGCGAATAGTCGTAGTCTCGGACTTACAAGTCCCTTACCATGACAGGGTTGCAACCCGTAACCTTGCAAGCTTCATCTCTAAGTTTAAGCCAGATCAAGTCGTGACTATCGGCGATGAGATCGACCTTCCACAGATTAGCAAGTGGGAAGAAGGTCGCATGGGCAGTTATGCCCAGACCCTAGATGATGACCGCAACGAGGCTGTGCAGCTTCTCTGGGACTTAGGCGTTACAGACTGCATTCGTAGCAATCACACGGATCGCCTGTATAACATCATCATGGCTAAAGTCCCTGCATTCGGAGCATTACCAGAGCTACGCTTTGAGAAGTTCATGAAGTTTGATGAGCTGGGCATTACCTTTCATAAGAACCCTATGCCTATTGCACCTAACTGGATTGCAGTACATGGAGACCACACACCAATCAAGCCACAGGGCGGCCTATCAGCCCTTGAAGCAGCCCGTAGGCATGGAAAGAATGTCATCTCAGGTCATACGCACAGAGCAGGGCGTTCGGCCTTCTCAGAGGCTTCTGGAGGCCGTATAGGGCGTGTCTTGCATGGTGTCGAGGTAGGTAATCTCATGGACTTTAAGCAAGCTGCTTACACTAAGGGCGTGGCTAACTGGCAACAGGCTTTCGCTATCATCTATGTCAACAAAGCCAAGGTGCAGGTTGATTTGATCAACATCGAGAAGGACGGCACATTCATTGTGTCTGGAAAGTCCTACGGCAGACCGAGATAATCGTTATCGTTTCGTTATCTAAATGTACTTGATTCGTCTGACACTTCTGTCACACTAATTCTGTAGCCAATCAAGGGCATTGGCACAGATAGGAAATACAATGATCAAGTTTAATAGGATTAACGGATGGTCTTATAAGACTTCTGATAATGCTTACATTATCAGCAACTGTGGTAATCGCACTTGGTTCTCAGCAGAGATTGATGCAGAAGCTACTGCTAAACATGGTTTCGAGGTTGCGGTAGAGAACACCAAGATGTATCACACAACTCTTACAGAAGCCCAGAATTGGGTACGCAGCTACAATTATGTGGCGGTGGCATAATGAGTTTTGAGATGCCAATGATCATCTTGCTTCTACTAGCTAATGCTTTGTGGTATTTAGTCGGATGGGCTAAGGGCTTTAACGAAGGCAAGCGCGAGGGTTTAATCGTAGCTAAGTCATTTCAGCGAGTGACAACAGATGCGCGCTAATGAAATCCTACTCACAGCAACCGATACGATCCGTGAGCGTGGGCTATCATATGGTCACCCTGCGGATAACTTGCAACACACCGCAATGCTGCTCTCAGCATACTTACAGACACCAATACACGACTATCAAGTGGCAGGGATCATGGTCCTTGTTAAACTTGCAAGGACTAATCAATCAGCGCAACACATCGACAACTGGGTCGACCTATGCAGCTATGGCGCACTCGCAGGACAACTAGCAACCGAGGAGAACGATCTCTATGTTTAATCTAGCCGATTATGAGCCTGTGGAGGTACGACTTGAAAAGTTTATTAAGGATTATCCAGCGTTTCGCATATCAACTGAGTTGGAAGTTGTCGAGGCAACTCGATACATTGTTAAAGCTTATCTATTTAAGAATGCTGAAGATGGCGTTGCGTGGGCAACAGGGTACGCGGAGGAAACAGTTACTAGCCGAGGCGTTAATCAGACTTCAGCACTTGAGAATTGCGAGACTTCGGCAATCGGCAGAGCACTTGCAAATGCAGGTTATGCGCCTAAAGGAAAAAGACCAAGCCGAGAGGAAATGACTAAGGTCGTAACTCAACGCGCTATCAAGCCAGCAGTTCAGGATTTAGAAGCTGCGATTCGTAAGGCAGATGCAGAGCCAGCAGACCAAGACTATTGGACTACACCTCTGGGGCAATATAAAGGCGTAGTAGATGCGCCGGTCACGCTTGACAAAGCAATGCAGACTGTGACTGCGATCATGGGTACACCTGAGGCAGTAGAAGCTCCATCATGCGAGCATGGACACATGCAATGGCGTGAGGGTGAAAAGAACGGAAAGGCTTGGGGTGGCTACTTCTGCAACACAGCAATCTCATCAGCTCATCGATGCCCTACCAAGTGGTACAACTTGGGGTCTGATGGAAAGTTCCAACCACAGAAGGCGAGAGTATAAATGGGCAATATAGGAATTAAGATAAATGGCGAGTGGGTAGATCTCATGTCAGCTTTCGTACCATGTCAGCTGTGCAATGAGCCAGTAGCAATTAGAGACTTAGAGGACATCTCATCTGATTCAGTCAATGGCGTTGTTACATGGCAATGCGCTAAATGTAAGGCAGTCAATGGATAAGGAAGATCTTATTCATTACATTTGGATAATTGCTTTATGTTTAGCTGCATGGGCTGGCTACCTAGCAGGAAGCTACAATGGCTAGTCAAGCAAGAAAGCACAGAGGTTTCCGCACAGAGCGCGTAGTAGCTGAGTACCTATCGACTTGGTGGCAGGGCGCATGTGTGGGAAGGGGTAGTGGCAAAGATATTGTTAATGTGCCATTCGATGTTGAAGTCAAAGCCCGCGCTGGATTTCAACCGAAAGCATATTTAGCACAGCTGAAAAGCCGTACAGCCATTTCGGGGGAATTAGGCTTTGGGGTTATCAGACTCAATGGACAGGGTGAAGATGCGCGTGACTATGCCGCGATTATCAGACTTGAGGATCTCTTGCCACTACTCAGATTAAGATATGGTCACTTAGACAAAGAACCTACTGAGGCAGACATAGACCGATGCTCTGGATGTGGGTCATACATGATAAGGAAGTGCTTAACTTGCCAACCTATGATTACAAATGCGCACGATGCAATCTTAGTCAAGAGATCAATCATGGATGGAACAATCGACCAATGATCTTGTGCAACTATTGTAATGAACCGATGGTTAAAGTTATATCAGCTACTCCAGCAGTATTTAAGGGTAAGGGCTTCTATATTACGGATAAATAGTTATCCACAGAAGTTATCCACAGCCGGTGATTAGGAGGAACTATGAAACGAAACACCGCTCTGAGCAGGACTTATACAAATGAATTTGACATCGATGGTACGCTAACGGCGCAGAGCCTCTCAAAGGCTCACCGCGAGCCCCTTAGGGGCGTAGCTCGCGGGGTGCTAGTAGCTATTGGGATAGCTCTATGCATCATGCCTGATGCAGGTGGATCTAAACCAATGCAATACGTAAGCTATAAAGAATATGCATTACATTCATTAGGTTATAACTATAAAGAATATAAATGCCTAGAGATCTTATATACCAAGGAATCTAATTGGAGACCTAATGCTAAGAATGGTTCTCATCATGGTATACCTCAAGGACGTAGTGAGTACCTTGCTAGGGTTAATGGATATAAGCAGGTAGAGTGGGGTCTTAAATACATAGGTCATAGATATGGTGAGCCATGCGTAGCCTTACAACATTGGAAGGATAAGGGATGGCATTAGATAAGCTGAACTCTCGTAGGTATAGAGAGCAGCGTGAACGTGTATTCAAGCGCGATGGTCGTATGTGTCAATTATGTGGCACAGATGAAGGCGAAATGCACATTGATCATGTCATACCACGCAAGTCCGGTGGTGGTCATGAGCTTGATAATCTCAGAGTGTTATGCAAGTCATGCAACCTGCGTAAGGGTGCGCTCAATGACGGGGTTTTTTTAGCACGGACGGCTAC